GCGAAGTACAAGGAAGTGGCGCATCCGGGTCAGCCGATCTTGCGGGCTGATGACGACCTGTATCAGTCACTAACAGACCCTGAAGCAGTCGGCGCAATCCTGCGGCCTGAAGCTGACTCACTGACCATCGGCACCAGCGTGCCGTACGCCACTGCCCATCAGCGTGGCACACGCCGGATGCCAGCGCGCCCGCCGATATCCCTTGTCGAGGCGCAGAAGCGGCGGTTACAGAAGTCGATCCAGGCAGGGTTGGTAAGGTTCGTGAGAGAGGCTGGGTTCAATGTCGAGGAGCGTGCGGCTTGACATGGGTACCGACGCAAGCAGGCGGCACGCTCATGGAGGAGGTGGTCATTGACAGCATCTTTGCTTTTGTCGCCCGAGACTTCAAAGAGGCACTCGACTACTTCTATCCCGACGCGCGCTACCCTGACTTTGCTGAGCGAACTCTGGGACGACGGCGCGGCAATGAGTTCCCGCTACTGGTGCTCAACCCGCGTAGCAACTTGACCGAGCAGGACGCAGATGATTCGCGCGTGTTTCAGCCGCTGAGGATTGAGAGTCACATTGGGGTGATTGGACCAGATGCCGACACAGTGAGTCGAACGATTATGCGTTACACGAAGACCTATGACGCGGTGTTAAGGGCAGCAGCTGAATTCAGCGTCATCAAGCGCGACTACTTTGCCGGAGTCGATCCAGCACGCATCATCAGCCCGCGCATCAAGATTGACCATGCCTATGGGCCGATTGGCTCAGAGGGTGGAGTATTTTTCAAGGCATCATTCGTCGAATTGACCATCAGCTTCGAACAACGATAGGAGGACACGCAATTGCCTGGCACATCAGACAACTTCGACAATACAAAGGTACTCATCGGTCCGGGTAAAGCCTATGCGGACTTGACTCCTCCCGGCATTGGGGGGAGGTTAATCCTCCATACCGATGGAACGCCAGACGCAGGACAGAACCCCGACGCAAAGCATCTCGGATACACACGGGAGGGCACAGAGGTCACGGTGCGCCCGGAGGTGACACGATTCTTCGGTGATGAGTCTCCATATCCGCTGATTAGCCGCGTGCAGCAGGAGGTAGTAGCAATCGCGGGTGAGATTCTGCAAGTCGCTGACTTCGACTTGCTGGAGATTCTTATGCCGACTGCCACTCGCTCGACCATCCCCGGTATCGATGGTATTCACTTCGGTGGTAGCGGAGTACTGAACTACACCTCCGTCGCAATCATCGCGCCGTTGGAGGAAGACCCGACGCGCTTTTGGGTGGCACAGCTTTACAAAGCGTTCAACGATCAAGGACTTGCAGCGCGTGTCTCTCGCACTTCACTCGCTGGTTCACCATTCGCGTTCCAGGGTGAGCCAATTACCACGCGTCCGGCAGGGGACCAGATCGGAATCCTGTTCAAGCAACTGGCAGTGGGGAGCTAGACCAATGAGTGAAATCGAACAAGTAACCAGCGCTGAATCCTACGCGCAGCTGGAATCACCCGACGACGAAATCGCCATCGTCCCAATGCCTTCCGGCGCGCGGTTCAAGATGCGGCGCGCTGACATCCAAGGGATGGCCCTTGTCGGCGTGCTGCCGCAGTCACTTGTCAATCAAGGGCTGGCAGCGTGGCAGAAGCAGGGGAAGGTGAAAGGGGGCGACCTTACCAAGGAGATTGAGACAGCCATTCAGGAGCAGCCACCGGAGGAGACGGTTGAGCTGCTCATCTTCTACCGGCAGATTGTCGTGGATAACGTGCTGCAACCGCGCATCGGCTATAGCGACGCCGGCGTGGTGTCGCTACTGAACGCCGATGGCAAGCCTGTCGCCAAGGTGCAGGAGCGTGACTTCCGTTACGCCTTCAAGTGGATCACGCGACAGGAGGGTAAAGAGGCTCCCGGCCTCAGTAGGTTTCGCGAGGGACACGAACGGGGAGTTGCTGCTGCTGGCGCTGACGGCGAGGGACGGGGGGTTGAGAACGTCGCAGTTGCTGAAGGTACGCAATGAGAGTGCGGCGCTGGCGTTAGACATTGCTGCCACTGCCCGACTAAAGCTCTACGACGAAGACAAGGAGGCAAGGTTGATTGAAGCGTTGATTGCAGGGTCGGCCAACTCGGCGCTGAGCACGATTGCCGAGGGGTTGAGCAAGCCGCCATCTCCGCAATCCTCGTCGCTGAAGTCACCACGCAACCTCGTCCGGCAATGACCCATGTTGAAGAACGTGCATCGAGCACGAAGGGACTGGCGCTGGTCGGTGACTGCTGCCGCCTCCCGTTCGGCTACATCCGCGACGGCAAACTGGTTTTTACAATGCCCCACACACGCAAGGGGCACGAGTTGCTAATGACCGCAAACGACTTGCGCTCGTTAGCTAATCTACTGGACTGGATGTCGGGTATCAGACCCACGTCCTAGAGACAACTTAGACCAATGCGGGCAAATCCGCTGCGGTGGGTAGGTGCTGACGAGCGCCTGTCATCGTGGCGGATTGTTAGTTTATGGCTGATGAATCACTACAAAAGAACGCGGTACTCAGCTTCAGTTTTGGTGTGTTTCCTCTGATTGCAGGTTTGACACGCGGGAGCCACGTTTGCAATCCAATTTGTACCACCCTGCGAGAGTGCGAATCGATGGTCTGTATGGGCCGTATCAGGTGTCAACGCTGTCTTGCACAAATAGCAGTGCCAACCGTAGAAGGTAAATTTAGCTATCAGTTGTTCCACTGTGAAGAATCCCTGAGCACCGTACTTAGCTGCTCGTTTCTGGCTGCTCGATACCTGCCATTGCTGCTTGTGGGTCTGGTAGTAATTTTTGGCTCGTTGCTGGAATACGTCACGTCTTCTCCAGTAACGCTCTCTCTCAATTTTGTGAAAAAGTTCCAAGTTGCCGTCACGGTGGGCCTTCTGCTGCTGGAGGATTTCATCTCGCTTGCTGTGGTATCGCGCATGGCTGCGTTGGCGGATCTTTGCTTCGTTGGCACGATAGTATCTTTTGTTGTTGGCTTGAAACGTCTCGCGGTTGGTAAGTCTATACGTCTTACACCTAACAAGACAGGTCGCTTTATTCTTTCGGTAGTAAGTAGCGTTCATTGCCTTGGCGCATTTGCGACACTCGGATGCGGCCCCATCCGGATTACGTCTATTGCGGCGGAACTCAAAGAGTGGCTTGACTTCCCTACAGGCCCAGCAGCGCTTTGTGGTAATAGTATCGGTGGTCACGATCTGAACCTCTTGCACAGGTTAGGATTGGGGCAAGGCTCGTTCAGGTGTTTACGCATCTGCGCGGGCCGTTTTGCATTTTAGCACAGGGACATGGCTGATTCTGACCTTAGTTTGCTTTTTAAATTGCGGGGCGACGCCTCCGGGCTGAAGACTGCCACTGCCGAGGGCCGCGCTGCGATCAACCAGCTCAAGCAGTCCTTTGGCCCTGAACTCACGCAGACTATCAACGTTGCGAATCGCGCCTTTGCCAGCGCCTCCGACAGTCTCACCAGCTTCGTCACGCGGCGACTGCCCGTCGGCGGCGGGGTGTTTGCCAGTGTTGCTGAGGGATTGCGTGGGGTTAGTGGCGAAAGTATTAAAGCACAGAAGGCTGCTAACAGCGTCGCCCAGTCTATCCAGTCCATTGCTACACAATCAGGTAAGTCAGTCCCTCAAATCACCGCGTTCCTTGCGAAGTTTACCCAGCTCGAAGGTCAAGCCAAAAAGAATGACGCCGCGTTTAAGTTCTTCGGCGGGTCGATAGACCTGATTGGCAACAGGACTGCCAAGTTTGTACCCGAACTACAACAAGCAGAAGCAGGACTCGCTGCTATTGCCGCTGAGAGCGCGACGACATCCAGTGCCATTGCTGGAATGGTCGGCCCGGTGGGGATTGCTGTTGCCGCGTTTGCCGCTCTCGCAGTTGGCTCCATATTGCTGGCAAAGGAAATCTTCGCCCTTGCCAAAAGTGCGGCAGCCTTTCAGGGGAAGTTGTATGACCTGAGCCAGCAGACGGGTGTAAGTGTTGAGACATTGAGT